ATCGTTCATATATATTCTGGTCAAACAAACGCTTTCTCAATTCAGAAGCGGCATCAATACGAATCTGTACCTGTTTGGTCAGTTCGCCAAAAATAGAGCTGTAAAATAATCCCGGCATAGCTTATTGTCTTACATATTTAATACTTGGATTATTCTTCATGCACCATCCGCCCAAAAGCCAATCTTCTGGCATCGGATAAGCTACTTCTTTCAGAATAATCACATCATAACCTGCAGAAACAGTCTGAAAATCCATATTGGTTTTATACTCCTTGTCTGTTTCTACCACCGCATTTGGCACATCTGTCCCAACGACAGCAATTGCATTAGCTGTAGCTCCTGTCAGTGCAGCAGCCAATGTCACAACATCATAATCAGCGTTCGATTTATCAATGTTATTAATTGTCTGCTCATTATCACCAATCTTCAGCTTATCTCCAATCTGTACCAAGCTTCCTTTTACGACTCTCGGAGCAGAAGTAGTTCCTCCAGACACGATCTTTACAGCTTTACATACTGTACACTCCATTTTTGCAAAATCCAACGCAATTGGAGTACCCTTTCTGATCAAAGTACCTTCAGGAAACGTCTGCGTGAGTTTGAAATCCCCAGGGAGAACTTTGCATTCACCTCTCCAAAACACGGGGAATCCACCTTTAATCTGTCCTTTTTCAAATTCAATAGCCATAGTATTTGTTTTTAATTAGCATCTGGCAATCCTTCCGCCCACTGTTTAGCCATTTCCTTGCCTTTTTCAGCTGGAGTGGATAAAGGGAATGCCGAATCTTTTGTTTCAAGCCCTGCGGTAACAATATTCTGTTTGATGCCTGAAAGATATGTAGTAATTGCCGTTTCGTCCATTTCGTCAGTAATAGCAAAGCCTTCTTTCATTCGCCATTCAGGAATACCCAGTTCTTTTGCTTTTGAAGAGATCAGACTGTTTCTTTCTGCACGTGACTTCTCAGCTTTAAAAGCATCATTCTCAGTTTTCAACGTGGAATAACGCTGCTCCTGTTCAGCCTTGTACTTTTTGAACCACTCCGGCTCCTCGTTTTCTGGTTGCTGTTTGTTCTGCTCGCCCCCACTAGCAGCCTCTTTCTCCTTTGCTTTATTGACCGCATCGGTTACCCGTTTGTCAATACCGCTCTGAAGAGAGGTTAGAAACGCTTTTTGCCCCTGTACAACAGTTGCTAAATTATCGTCAGTTACTAGACCAGATGCAGATAAAGCATCGGCCTGTCCCTGCAAAATTTCATCGCTTAACCCTAGATTTGAATAAGCTAGTTTTAAAGCCTGGAAAATTTTTTCTTTCATGATTAGTTCTTTTATGCAAATCTTTTTAAATCAGCATAAAAATACAATGCGGTGGGTCTATATGAAAATTATCAGATTGCGAATGAACCACAATTCGCCAATTGTGGTAAAATAGATAATAATCCTGCTAAAACAGAGGACAATTGGTGATAATGGTGGTGAGGAGTAAGAAATAGATTGGGGAATAAAGGAAAGGCAAAAAGAAAGGCGGATGTTAGTCCGCCTTTATATATTATACGATATTAGAGTGTTTCTTTAAATATAAATCTCTAAGATATATGCTCATTAGTTTGATTATAGATTGCATTGAAAGCCTCACATCTTTATCTTCTCCAGAAGAAGGATCTTTTAATTGAATTGTATCAGGGGAATAATAAAGAAATTTCTTTATATCAGCAAACATTTCATTTCCCATGTTTCTCAAAAGATAACTTAGTGCTTCTTCCTCCACATCATAAGCTGTTTGAGGGTTTATATCTTCTAGTTCCTTAATTAAAAAATCAATATTATTATCTATTGTTTTTTTGGCTGATGATTTCTCAAATAAAACTTCTCCAAGAGGGGTCATTTTTAAGGGACTTGCCTTCTTTGCTAACTTATCAATCATATCATTATCAAATTTCATTAACCATTTGTTTATTTCGACAACCATATCATTGGTAGAGGTAACAATTCGTTGTAATTCATTGTATCTTTGTTCTGAATCACGAATACCGTCCTTATGTTTATCACAAGGAAGACTATCAACCTTATTCCTAGTTTCTTCTAACTTAGCATGATACTTTGACAGCTTCCAACTCCCAATGATTGCTAATACTATAACAGCTATCCAAGGAGCATTGTTTAGTAAATATGTGATTACTGGAGCCATGTGTTTAGTATGTTCATTAACTTTTTGTTCTATCGATGATGTTTTATTGGTACAAATATAGCAAACAATTTATTAATGAAACAATTTACTTAGCAAATTGATTAAAACAACGCTCGATTTAACTTTTCAGCAACACAAAAACGCCCACCTTCCGGCGGGCGAAGACTGGTTAGGGAGGTGGACTACAAAACTGATTCCGAAAAGTCTAGATCGTAGCAGATCTTTCCGCTGTCGTTCCTTTTAAATACCCCGGTGCAGATTAGTTCGGGGAATCCTGGGCCTGATGTCCAAAAAGGGACGGACACTTCCTCACCTTCGATAAGTGATAAAGTTTCAGCTAGCTTATCAGCTTCTTCTTTGCATATATCTACTAGCTTTTCCATGCTGTCCGTGTTGCTACCGCAATGAACAGATAGTTCGGAGTATTGGTTTGATGTTTCCATGATTTATTTTTTGATGATTGTTTATTCCCATTACAGCATATTTATGCGGGACGCAACTCCACTGTTAGCCCCATAGCAGAGGCTATTTTATACAATGTAGCAACAGTAGGAACTGTTAGCCCACGTTCAACCCTTGAAATATAGCCTTTGTCAGCTCCAATACGCTTAGCAAGTTCTGACTGCGTAAGACGTGCATTTTTTCGGGCCTCAAGGAGTATTTGGGCGTTATATTCCTCCCATGCCTTTTCTCGATTTTTTTCACGCTCGGGAGTACCTTCTTTCCCAAGACCTTCGTCCAACCAAGCATCTACATCATAGATGTCTTTACTGATTTCTTTTAGTTCCATAATATTCCTCCTTTAATTTTAACGCCTTTTCTATTTCATTATTTGGTGTCTTTTGCGTCTTCTTGAATGCATTAAAAAGAACCACAATAGTGTCACCGTCATATATGAAAAAAATACGGAATTCATTGTTTCCATAATTTACACGGAACTCATAAACTCCATCACGTATAAACTTTATAAAATGTCGTGGCATTTTATCTTCTACCTTAAACAAGTCTAATGCACGACGTATTTTATTTACTTCATCCTTGGATAACTTCTTAATGAAGTCGCTGAAATAGGTTTTATATGTGATTATCTTTCTCATGGAACAAAGATAAGAAAAGTTATACAATAATACAACTCTTATAGCTGGATATTTCAATGCAATATGAAAATTTAACTTCTGGAAAATAAAAAGCCCCGAACCTTAATTGGAACGGGGCGGGAAAATATTTTATTTTTTATCCCAGTATTTATTAAACAATTCTATCTCATTTCTTTTGAAAACTCCAACAATCATTCCCGATGCTTTACACTCAAATTTCCCATCATTTGTAATGTTCTCCACCCTCATCTGTCTTTCCGTCTTTAATTCAACTACAAGATCTCCTTCCTTTATACCATCAGCAATGACTGTTTTACCAATTTCCATATCTTGTTCCTTCTTATTATTCAGAATGCGCTTTATTTCAGCAACATTATTAGTCATTCCCCATAACTTAAAAAACAAAATAATCTGTAATACACCGAATACGATGATTACAATAAATACAAATAGTGTGATTCCTTCCATGATATATTTATTTTTAATTAGTTATTTGTCATAGTTCTCCTTTTTACTTGGAAGATTTAGGTATTCAAAAGCTAATTCATCAACTTCCTTTCTCCGTTCGTTAACTCCGTTTAAAATATATCTAAAAGATGATATATAATTATCATCTATAAATTCCTTGATAATATCTTCTTCATATATGTTCTGCATATCAGTTTCATCTTCATATTTCCAATACATTTCTACCGAAAAAGGAACCTTGACATCATCACTGCTTAAATTTCTCCCATCTATTCTAATTTTATCAACTTCAATATTTACATCATAATCCCTTAAGACCGTTTCGACATTCATGCCAGCCAATTTATTTTCATCTTTATAATTAGCTTCCCAATATCTTACAACAGGTTGAGAAAAAGGAGAAGTAGATAAGCACCACGATTTATCCAATATAGACAAATAACTATCATATTCATTCTTCCCTTCTTTTTTATAAATTTTGGGTTCTATTGAATAACCAAATCTTAATTGCTCTACCTTGCTTTTTAAAGGAATCAGTTTAAAGCCAATATTAACCTCATCAACCCCTCCAAATGAATAATACTTGGTTGATATACTAGCTAATTCAATTTTTACATATTGGTCTAAAGAATTATCTTGCTTAGCTTTTCTCCAGTATCTCGATATTGAATCTGCTTTAGAAGAATAAGTTTCATATTTATTATTCCATTCGCTAGAAAGCTGTTTTTCTAATTTATCATCATGATATGTATATGAACTATAAGCCCTTCTTAATGTCAAGTTAGCATATTTAGCCCTCTTCGTATCAGTATCTAATGTGTTTTTGTTTATTGCTTGAATATGTTCATAAAACATTCCAAAAAGTGAATCTTTTTTTATTTCTTCATCAAGTTCTTTTAATGACAATGACTCAAAAACTGATTTATTTAAATTATCAACACAACTGTAAAACAGTATCAAAGGGAGTAAATATAAAATCTTTTTCATATTTGTGTGTTTTAGTTATACAATGCAACAAAATAACATACAAACACACAAAAAAGCAAATTTTACTCTATTAATTTAAACTTAGAACCGCATTTTGGGCAGATTATAGTGTTTTCTTCCTCTTTTTGATCGCCTACTAACTCTGAAATAGTAACTTCAAGCGCATTCGCTATATCCTTCAATTTGTCTAAACTAGGATTACCAACTATGCTCTGATTTAAAGCAGATGCAGAAACCCCCATTTTCTTCGCAAGTTCCGCTTGGCTAATGCCCTTTTGCTTGCATATTTCTTTAACTCTTAACATATATCTAAATTTTATTATTTGAGTGCAAAAATACAATTATTTAGTTATTTCTATTATATATACTACACAAAATTTAGGCAGAGCTTAATCATTAACATATTTTATATATAAAATCAATGCTATATTATTTATATATATCTATATTTGCATCATAATAATTTAGATATAACTAAAGATATATGAAACGCTACAACTTATCAGAAATAATGCGCACCGCACATAGAACCTACAAGTATGTAGGCAAGAAGCAAGGTAAAACCTTCGGCGAGGTCCTAAAATCAACTTGGAGACTTGCCAAACTGGACGTAGCCAGACAGGAAGCGGACGCAAAACGCAAAGCTGAAGAGGGAAAGAGACTAGAATCTCTTAAAAACAGTAGACCGGCAGAGGTGGTAAGATATAACTTCTCGGGGGAAATCTATAATCCTAGTAGCAGAGGTTACATGGGCGCACATTACGTAGGAGATTAACTATTAAAATATACGGATATGATAGAAATGACAATCATCGTTTTAAGCCTGTTTGCCGGATACAAGATGTTCGGTGACGACAATGATAAGTTTTTTATGTGCTAACCTATTATTAACAATGTGAGCAGGCGTTCGCAGCACCTGCTCACTGTAAACAACTTAATTATATGAACAATCCAGTAGTTTACGACTACAAAGGTAGTCAAATTTCTTTTATGAGTGGCGAAAATACAATGATTAACGCCACACAAATGGCAAAGCCATTCAATAAACGTACAAATGATTGGCTTTCGTTGAAACAGACTAACGAGCTAATTAGCTCGTTATCAGCCAAAACGGGAATTCCCGCAACGGGCTTAGTTATTGTAAATCAAGGTGGTAACAATCAAGGAACTTGGTTGTATGAAGATTTAGCACTAATTTTCGCTCAATGGCTGTCTCCAGATTTCTATTTATGGTGCAACGACCGCATCAAAGAACTTTTAAAGACCGGAGTAACCACCGTTTCAAACGACGACGAAGCAATAGCCTACGCCATGCAAGTACTAAGCAAACGCCTGGAACAAGCCAAAGCGGAGAAAGCGATGCTTGAACAACAAAATGCCTGCCTTGCGAACGAAATCAAACAAACAGTCCCGAAAGTGCAATATGTAGATAATGTGCTTCAATCAGTCAACACCTACACATCTACCCAGATGGCGAAGGAACTGTCATTGAGAACAGCCGAGCAGCTTCACAAGTCTCTAAAAGGAAAGGGAGTCATGTTTTACCAGTCCGGGCAATGGATGCTGACAGCTAGATATAGTGAAAACGGGTACACGAAAACAAGAACAAGTCAGTTCACTCGATCAGACGGAAGTATAGGAACCAATACGATAACCGTATGGACTGAATTAGGGAGGTCTTTCCTTCATAAGATATTTAAAGATGAAAGAGCCGCCTAATCCTCTTTTCCATATGCTATTAAGTGGTATTTAATAGCGTAATTAATTATGGCTATTAAATGCTACTTAATATTGTTGCATAATTTACCCCCAGGTGTACACCCGGGTGTAACACTGGTGTGACATCGGTGTGTGGTTATTCGAAAATTCCGAACAACCGCATTGAAAAATCAAAAGATGTGCTAAATACGCACCGCTATAACAAAATATTCTAATTAGGATATTGGTTTATATTGCCCAATATATTGGGATTGCTACTAAAAGAAAATATCAACACATTAAATAGAAACATTATGGAAACAAAAAGTTTGGAATTATGGTCTACCGATAAATTGGTAGAAGCGAAAAACGGTCAAGCTGTGACCTCTTCTTTGGTGGTTGCGGATTACTTCCACAAAGAGCATGGTAAAGTCTTAAGGGCTATAAATCAGTTGGAATGTAGCATGAATTTCAGACAAGCCAATTTTGGCTTATCTGAATACACAAAGAAAAATGGGAATGTAAGCAAAACATATCCCATGTACTACATGACTCGTGACGGCTTCACCTTCCTCGCCATGGGCTTCACCGGAAAGGTAGCCGCCCAGTTCAAGGAAGCATACATCGCAGCCTTCAACGAAATGGAAGAAAAACTACGATCAGAGCGTTGCACCAAGTACGCAGAACGCATCGTAAGGAAGCAAGTCAAAGAGTTTAACCTGTCGCTACAGGAAAACTTAAAGAATGGCAGAAAAAAGCACGGAAGCACATACGGAGGTCTGATACCTTACGGGAAAGAAGAAGTGGTATATAATCCAAAAGAAGGCATGGAATCCAATTTAAAGCGGATATTCGGGCAAGTACGTGAAATGTGCAAAGACGGATTCTTGATGTCCGCACTCGCTGTCGAGACAAACAAGGTGCTACAAGAGTTTATAAATAAAGAGTAAGTCAGGGGATTTCGGTCCGACACTGAAGTTGACGCCAATCAGCGGGAAAGGGTAGCTTTAGGGCTACCCTTTTTTATGCCCTAACGTTAAATAATGTAGTAAATCACAATATTTCTCTCTTTTTATTTGGAGCATATCACATTAACTACTATCTTTGTAACATCAAAATAATAAACAAGGTATTAACAACTAAAAACATAAAGATCATGAAGACGTTTGAATTTAACAACGAGACAATTACTATCGAGAAAACAGGTTACGGACAGTATGTATTAAGCGGTTTGGGTACATCAGTGCATTGTACTGACTCTGAAATCTGGGATTGGTGTGATGACGATGAAAACGAAGAGAAACATTTGTCAGCTAAAGAATCTGCGTACAGACTGCTTGTAAATTCTTTGTAAAACAAAAAAAATAAACAACATGGAAAAAGTGAGTAAAAAAAGAGGAAAGATTATCACAGACCGAGAAGAACTGCTTGTTTGTCAGCAATATAAGGATGGCTGGACACTTAGAAAGATAGCGACGTATGCTAACATCTCCCAGACAACCGTGATGGCGATCTTAAGGAGAAGGGAGATCCCTCTCCGGAACGGGAAACAGATCACCGAAGAGCAGGAAAAACAGGTGATAGACCTGTATCTGTCAGGAGGAAAGATCAAAGAGATAATGTCAAAAACCGGGGTAAAGTCAGAGCAGACGATTTACAGGATCATCAACAATGCTGGAATAGATAAGAGGAGGAGATAGCAACTCCTCTTATCTATGGCTTTTATCAAAAGGCCTTGCCGTAATCTTGCCGTTATTGCTTAATTACCCTTACCATAACCTTACCACTTTCAAGTGGGCTGTTTAGTAAAATATCAATACACAAATTCCTACCATGCCTCACTCTGTAAAATATTGCTACCCCACCCTTGCTTCGAGGCAGGATTGTCCTATTTTTCCTCTTATTTTTGTATAATCCCCGTGATTTTTCTGACTAAGTAGTCTCATTTTTGGTCTGTTTGTCTGATTTAGAAGATGTATTCCCATTTGACGAAGCCTGTTTTTCACTCTTTATAAGCTCTATCTCTTCCTGTGGAGCATCCGTCAAAGCAAGCATAGTAACAGCCAGATCAAGAGAGATAATTCCATCAGAATATAGCTTACCGATAGCTGCCCATTGCTTCTCCTTATCTTCATTGAATGGTTCTGCAAATTCGTGGGTAATCTTCAGCTTGGATAACTGGTTTCTCAGATGGATATGGGTAACATTCATCATAATAGCCAGGATAAGGTTCTTTTCCCGGTCTACAAGGATATCGTAAATCTCTTTTAGATTGTCCCTTTTAATGTATCCTAACGTCATAGCACGCTTTAAAGCCTCTCCGGATAGTGTTCCCATACCCTTCATATTTTCGAATGAGAAATCTGGGGTAAATGAATCGAAAAGAATAGAGTTATTCAGGTCTTCCTTTTCACTATCTTTCATTGAAGAGTATTCAGGAGGAGCTAGATAGTCAATAGCACTGTTCTTGTCTTGCATTTGGATTACTTCCCCAACCATGCTTGGATCTGATAAAGACTGGAGAACATCTGCCGTTGCTTTTACTTTCGGGTCTGCAAAATAATTATTAGTATCAGCGGCTTTGGAATCAATATGTTCCTCCCTGTCACATCTAGGCTGTGTCCCGTACCAAGCTTTATCCTGTTTATAGTAAATTACATTGATTTTACCAGATGGATTAACCAACGGCTCAACTTCCCACCCAATATTTGCTCTTTTGCATCGGAATATGTAGGATGGCGTTTCTATATCAAAATGCTCAACTGTTCTATTGCCCTCCTTCAAATTGTACCCATATCCAAATGCAATCATATTTTCGTATTGATCGAAAAGCGGACGGAGGGTATATCCCTTAGATTTGGATATGACCAAAACCTTTACTCCCGGCTTTCCGTTATCATTAAATATATGATATACTTTTGCACTTTCAGTTTCTGCGCCGGCCAGCCTTTTTGCTTGTCTCATTGTTGTGTGAAACCTAGTATTCTGAAGAAACTCGTTATATGCCTCAAACGCTTCATCTGTACCTTCCACATCGTTCTTCCATTTTATAGGATTACCCAACAAGAAGAATAACTCTACTTCATTGATATACCTTTGTCTTGTCCGAGGTAGCTTTTCTGTTCTATAAGGTTCTTTGCCTTTACGCGGCTTATCTGGGCGACTGTTGACCTTATGAAACTCCGGATTGTACTCGGCAATAGCCTCATTTACATCAATATCTCTATCTTGAAGCAGCGAGATAACCTGGCTTATATCCCTGTCTTGGATAAGCCTCATTAAATCCCGTTCAACTCCTAAAGAATTAAGCGTTTTGTTACGCAGTAAATTGAATATAGCCTCAATGTAATTCATATCTTTTATTTTAATATAGTCCTAAATCGTCTTTATTGTATTGTTTTGGTTTTAAGATTCTTCCTAATACTTCTCCCAATACCCAATATCTTGCAGCATCAAGTGCGTGATTATATTTATCAATTGGTTTATTTATATAATTACCATCCTTATCCTTATCCCATGTATATTTCCTTAACTCATATAAAAGATTATATGACCTTCTAGTTACTTTCAAGTTTAATTCTAACATTTTATCTATGCCTGCTAGAATTGAACTTTTAGAGTTTATATTTGACTTATCTACCGGATAAATAAGAATGCCTGAGTTTGATATTTCTTGTATTAATCTTGGGTCTGCACTTTCCGATATTACTTTTAGCCTAAATGGCTTAAGAGAATCCGAAATTTCCCCAGATAGCATCCGGGTCCTGTAAAACAATTCATCAAGATATAGGTCATTATCAATAAGCGCACATTCAATAGCCGCGGATGGGTCATTTGAATATCCAAAATCTAATCCAATGCCTCTCTTCTTAGCATAATCGGGTATAGAATCTACAATTTCGAATCGTTTAAAGATTGCACCTTCTGCAACATCAGACCATCTTCCAATAGCTACATGGGCATATTTTTCCAGTTCTTCCTCTTTCATACGTTTCATCTCTTGGATAAACTGAGGAGAAAGATTTTCTATGTTATCTAAATAAGTAGTATGAATATGAAGAACATTAGGATGAGTAGAAATCTGAACTTGTACACCGTCTATTTCTACCAATCGGTGCGTCTTTTCAATGTACTTCTTATAAATAAAGTGATTTGAATCGGTCGGATTCATAATAATAATTACTCTATTTTGAATTCCTTTTTGCCTTATTGAGAGAACTAATTTATCAAAGTCCTCTTCTGAATTCCATTCCTCTGCTTCGTCACACACAAAAGTAGTAAGCCCCTGTATGGATTTTAACTTTGCCGTTTGATTCCCTGAAGATGTTCTGATCCCCCTAAACATAATTACACTATCTGAAAAGGTATTGATAATATCTTTTTTAGTTATATCAAAGAAATCATTAGTTCCCTCTAAATCTATCTTTTCTTGAAATTCAGGAATGACCGATATATCTGCTGAAGTCATTGTGTATCGGCTGTACAGCATCTTATGTCCAGATTCGAATGAAAGCCTTTCTATAAACGTACCAACATTAAAACTTTTAGCACTTCCACGACCACCGGTTATGAGAGTTATTAATTTATCCGTGTTATTATACAACGGATTATAGACTTCTTGAGTTTTAATGTTAAACACTATCATTTCTTTTTTGATCTAGCTTTTATCCACTCTTGAACAGGGATACTCCCTTTTACATTCAATGTACTTTCTTGTTTTTCAGCAAGACCTAATTTGCGAGCTATTATATTAGCATTAAAGGCTCCTACAGTAGCCCCCTCCAGCTGCTGAGTTTCTATTACAGATTCTATACGTGCAATGACCGACAAAAAATCTTCATGATTAGCTTTCTTAAATTCCCTCCAAAAAGTTTCACTAGCATCACAATATAACATTAGACCACTAAGTGTATATGGCCGCTGTGTAGGCGATTCCTCCTTTTCCTTTGTTTTTCCTTTTGTCTTATTCTTAACAACTCTCCAAGGATTCTTATCGCACCACTCAAAATATTCACAAGCAGCCTCCCATAACAAATCAGGGGTGGCAAATAACATGTCACGCCCATGCTTGCTTCTTAACTTCCAAAATTGATTTCCTTTTGGTGCTGCCATCTCTATTTATTAAAAATTAAACCCTCATCTCTTAGATGAGATACAATTTCACTGTAAATATACTCTATATCCTTACGAAACCCTTTATAATTATTGTAGAGAACGACCACAGTTTCAATATTGTGGGAAATAAATGTCTTATCGCTGATATTTACCGATTCTGCAATCTTATCCCGAAGGCCCCTAGGCATTCTTCCCCCTGCAAGAACACTAGGAGCATACAGGAATAAAATGATGAATATAAACTTTTTTCTGTTATGAACACTGTCTTTGTATCCCGGGCAATCCCTGGAATCAAGAATGTCACAAAAACATTGGTATATGGAAGGAATATAATTCAAATCAGACATTATAGGGGTGGATAGTTCATATTCTCTTTCTGACAATCTGGATTTTTGCTCTCTGATTGTTTTTAGCTCTGATATTTCTGAAAACATAGTACTATAGTTTAGAAATTAATAGTATATTTGTACTATTAATTGAGAAAAGAGGATCTATCTGGTGGTTCGGGGGGTCCTCTTTTATTTTGCTTTTCTCGCCCACATATGAGCGTTGTACAGAGCATAGGCGTACATCTTAAGCTCCCTGCTGTTGCTTATATACTCTACCTTCATTGCAGCCTTCAAGCATTCCGCCAGAAGGTCATAGTCTATTCCTTGGTTCATATTTTCTC